TTTGTTTGCAAGTTTGTAATCCTACTGCCATCATATATATATAAACCATTTTTATTTACCCAGCATACTCCAAACGGCGTTTTAGTTGTAGCTGCATGAAACTCTACACCCATATTTTGATGAGAGCTTTCTAAGAACCATTGCGTGTCAGCACCGCCACCTATATTTATTATGTATAACGTTCTATTCTTGTATGCGAGAAGTCGGTCTGCATATGCTTCTAACTTTACAAACTCTTCTCCATCATTTACACCAATGTCTATAAAGCTATTCGGTATAAACGTATCAAATTTATTTATCTCACTATATCTTAATCTATCGGGTTGATGTACTAAACTACCGGTAAAATCATCTACCTTTACGTTTGCTATGAACTTTCTCCTATTACTTATAGCACTTGTCTTATATCCACCGCCTACATCTCCTACGTGATTGTACTGAACCGAAGAGGGATATCCATTTAATGTTTCAAAGGTGTCTACATTGTTCGCTGCTAAGTTTATAGTACACGTAATCGTTTCTGCGTCGTCAGTATGCGCTAAGGCCCAGCCTGTAAATCCGCCTTCTAAGCTAGAACGACACCCTTTAGAAAGGTCAATGTCACCAATTAACTCATATTCGCCTTTTACCGTAGAGTCTCTCATATACAACCTACCACCACTTATTCTACTATTGTAAGGGTGTACTGCTATAACTTTAATTTGTATATACTTACTAGAACCTATAGTAATAGTGCCTTTCATTTCTGACGGCAATGACTCTTGCCTATCATCGTAGATAAACGTTTGTGCAAACTCATACGTTCCCGCAGTCATTGTCCCTGCACCGGGTTGCGTTACCTCTATATTGAAACCGTGACCAGGGTCAGGGGCAACTATGTAATTATTAGAGCCTGCGCTAGTGCTAACGGCAGAGCTTACAGTTAATACTCCGCTACTATTAGCGCTTGTAATAGGGTGTTCTGTTTCATCCTCAAGATTAACAAGTATAAAGCCACCAGTATCTAAAGCTGTTTCATGTGCAGAACCTATACCAGCTCCAGGATTAGCGTCAACAGTAGAGGAACTACTTAGTGTACCACTTTGAGTAATTGGACCTGTCATTACCAGTCCACCATTTGTTGGGAATCCGGCCATACTGGATTCTACAACAAAGTGCTGCTCAAAGGGCCTGTATAGTCCAGAGTCTGTTGCCACATAATCCGATATTGTTTGCGCGCTTCCTAGCACATCTAACTGAGTTCCACTGCTATCAAACCATAACTTGCGCTTTACAAATTGAAAAGACTTTACAGAGTTTGTAGAACCAAAAGCAGCGTCTGCTATACGTACAACACCATCTGCTATGTCGTAAATAATCTGTCCATTTGACGTTCCGCTTACTACTGACAACGCCCCCATATCAAGCTGTGTGCTACCTGCCAAGTATGTAGTGCTAAAAGAACCGCACTGAACAAAAGGCACGTCTGTTTCTTCTGATATGTCTATTCTTGTAGATGAGCTTGGGTCGGCAAGAAATGTCATAACCGTAGGTCTATTGTTGTTACTTAAATCAAAGTCCATTACCGCTTGAAACAAACCATAACCAGCTTGTTGTGCGCCACCAAGGCTAGGGTCAGTATAGTTAGTGTCGTTATCAATAGCCTTACCGCTAGATTTAACCATACCAAACTCGTCTATAATAACATTGTTAGCCTGTGCTAATTCATTGTCTTGTATAGAACGAGCGTTGGTCTTAGTGTTCAGACCACCATCAAAGCGTGTATACGTTTTGAATTGTTTAGGCATTAGTCCTTAATCTCAAAGTGTACAAGGTCATCAAAGCGATTGTCTTTGGTTTGTGTGTCTTGGTCCCAGTCTCCGCCCCATCTAATGTTCAAACCCATTTGACTTGCAATGCCTAACACATATCCACCAAAATAGTGAAACCTATCTCTATCTGTCCAGTCTATCGGGTACGGCGCAACATCCACAGCAATACTCGGATTCTGATTGTGCTTACCATTAGGATACTTAACTTTACTATTGCCTTTACGGTAAGCTTCGTTTTGACGTTCTTTGCCCCTATAGCCTTCAATAATCGTGCAATCATATTTCTTTACTACCTCCTTAAAAAGTTTTACCAACCTTTTATCGCAAGTGTCTAATTTTGATTTACTTTTACTGCTAAATCTAGGCATTACTTGTTTAAGACTTTTCCCATTACGTCTTCAAAAACTTCGTATATAGCAGAGATAATCTTCTCTTCTGTGTCTTCGTTTATAATAGGAATGTTTACATTCTTGTTAAGCTCGTCAATAACTTTTTGTTTGTTATCTTCGTTAAAAAGATATTCCATTACCATTTTTTGTAGCATATTAGCTCCTTATTTCGTTTTTTATTTTAATTATTAAATACACTAAAGTTGCAACTGACACTGCCATTTGTAACATCATAGGTAGGTTTGTCCACCATACTCCTACACCTACCGCTCCGTTTAAAACGGCTTTTGTCGAATCTATCATAGCTTTAACTGGCCTTTCCATTAATACGTCCTTTAAGGTACGCTAAGTCGTCTGTAACATCATTAAGTTCTTTCACGATATCCTCTCTATGCCTTTGGCTGATATCGTCTGATTTATTCCATCTTTCAATAAGCTTTATAGTAATACCTTCTACGTTCTCTATGGTAGATTCCATTTTAGCTATTGCTTGACGTATGCCATCCAAATCTTCGTTTTGCGCTTTTTGGCTTTTCATTAAGTTAACTATCATCATTACAAACAATGATACGATAACACCCACCGCGCCATACTCTGCATACGTCTCAATCATTTACTTTTTCCAGCTTTTCTTAGCGGTTGCTTGTGCTTTTTTACTAAGCTGTCCATAGTGGTACAAACGCACGCTTGATTTAGAATGTGTTTTACCAGAATGTAATTGACCATTAGGCATTTTGTGCATACCGCCTTTATGCTCTTTGCCATCTTTCTTGTAATGCTTTGCACCCATGCCCATATTTACTTCTCCTCCTGATTGTAGGGGTATTTATTTTTGTCAGATAAAGCGCTTTTAAGAGAATCTATAAACGCCTGCCTGCCAAATTGTAACTGTTGCAGATTAAATGTTGATGTCTCAATCTTTCTATTTAAATCTGCGATGTGATTTACCATTGTTTTTTGGTCGTCACTCATTGCGTTTATTTCGTACTCTTTGCCATCAAGGTTTAACATTGCGGCATTTTCTTTTTTATTTTCTTTTTTAGCCATTGTATTTCCTTACTTTCTCTTTAATCCTAACTTTTGCATTAGGGTTTTGTTTTCTTCTTCAAGTTTCTGTATGTGCTGCGATTCCATTCCTTCTACACTAGCAGTTAAGACAGTAACTTTATTTTGTAAATCTTCAATTTTTCTTTCGTGTTCCGCAAATTTCATTTGTGCCTGATACCAGCTTCCGGTAACCACCGCAACTGCTACCATAGCTTTGATAAGAAAAGCAACAGAAATGTGAATCTGAGCATCTTCACTAATTGCGTTTGCCAATTCTTAATCTCTCTACTTCTTTTTCAAGTGTTTTAATTTTTTCATTCTGTCTTATATCTGCTGGTATCTCAGCATTTTGACTAGTTTTTGCATCTTCTTCAATAGCTGCAATATGTTCTTCGTTTATTTTTACTTGATACTCAAGAAAAGATATACGACCATTTAACTCGCCATAACCCCACACCATTGCACCAATTACTGCTACTGCTTGAAATAGCATTGGTAGCGAAATGTTTAAACTTGAATCTTGTCCTATTGGTTTAGTCATCCTTGCATCCACAGCAACAGCAACAAGAGCAATCTTTATTTGTCATCTTCAGTCCTTTGCTTTGGTCTTTGTTTAGGTTTTCTATTAATTACAACACTTTTTGTGTATACTGGCTGTATAAAATCTTTTGTTTCCCAGTAGCGAAAATCGTTTGTATTCCAACCAATAGCATACGTATTAGGCATATAACGATATTTAAATGCTGATGTATTGTACACCTTTACCACTCTACCGCTATCAGAATAAGTTATAGTTTGGTAAGGTACAGGTTTTGTATCTGCCGTGCTTATTGTTAGCCCTATTGCTAGTCCCAATAAAAACTCAAGCATTAGTTACTACCGTTATTAATTCTTTGTGCATTTATATATAATTCTTCGAAATCTACAGATACTGAATCCATTTGTAACTGTATTGTTCTCATTAATGAATCTACTTCAAACATCTCCCTGGACAATTCTTCGTGACTTTTTCCAATATAATATTCTTGACAGCTAAATATACTTACCATAAACGCTAGCACAAACCCAAGTATTACAAATCCGTGTAATATCTTACTTGCATCAGCCCATTCGTTTAATTTTTTACTCATCTACCAAGGCTTTCCTTTTCCTTGAGTTGGATTTTCTTTAGCGTCTATTTGATTTGCAATATTATCTTCTATTGACTTAACCTCAGTATCTCCAAGTTTTGCTTTTACCCATCCAATAACTGTATCTTCATCTAGTTTATCATACGCTACAAAAGCATTATCTTTCCAAGGGTCTTTAGCTTCTATTTTTACATCGCCTACTTTTTTACCTTCAGGTATATTATCGCCATCTTTATATTTTTCCTCAGAAATTTTATCTGAATCAACTCCAATAGAACCATAGTTTCTACCAGAGAATGTAACTTTTTCTCCATCTTTTGTTACTTCTTTTGAATCATTGGCATCCCAATGAACAGACGTAACTACGTTTGATTTACTGTCTTTTGAAATCTGATAGTCTAATTGATTTATTGACCATTTAATTGCCATTTTTTAACTCCATATTATATTTAAATTTTTTAAGCATTTTCTAACGCTTCTACTTTTGCTGATAGTTCCTGTACTGCTTTAACAAGTAATGGTACAAGTTTTGAATGGTCAAGTTTTTGAGGATGTATTACTTCATACTCATCACCAATATCTTTACCTTCTGGAATATCATCTGGTTCTTCATATTTTAAAGTTTCCATTCTATCTTTTTCACCAGAAACTGCAAAAGGTACAATCTCTTGCACTTCGTGAGCAAAGAAACCATCAACAACTTCATCTGGTTTTATTTTCCAATTAAAGTTATATGGTTTTAATTGATTTAATTTTGTTAATCCATCTGCAAGAGAAACTTCATTTTCTTTTAATCTATAATCTGATGATGTTTCAAAATTAGTTTGATTGCCACTTGTTGATATAGAACCAACATCACTACCACTTCCAGCAGGAGCAAAGAATCTAATTAAGTCTATATTATTATTATCACTTGAAGAACCTAATAATATCATAAATCTATCAACTGAATTAGGAAGGAATGTCATTCCACCAAAAGAACCATTATTAGCAGAAGGATTAGATAATTTTCCATTCCAATGAACATCTCTATCGTTTGCCAACAATAATCTTGAGTCAGTATTATCAGTAGAAACATCAGAACTATCTGCAGCATTATTTAAAAGAATATGGAAATCAGGATTTACATTACCAGTTGTACCTTCAACTTTTATTGCACACTTTTCATAGTTACCAGTATCTGCTTCGTATCCAAATTTTATACCAGTAAATCCACCATCATTATCAATATTACCTCTAATTTTTACAGGGAAGTCATCGTTAGATGTAGCTGCAACATCAAGCAAAGCACCTGGTGCAGAGGTTCCGATACCAACTAATCCATCAGATGAAATAACCATTCTATTAGCAATAGTTCCTGCCTCTGGTTTTGTAGCAAATTCTATATAGCCACCAGAATCATCACTTGCGTTGCTGTCAGACGTTACAGTCCTTGCCCTCATAAACGCTAACAGCTTACTATCAGCATCAACATTTGTGTTATCTGCATTAGCGTTATTACACCAATCTATACCACCAATAAATTCACCATTTCCATTATTGGAAGTCATTATTTCTATAACGCCACCATTTGCACCACCATCAAGTGATAAATACGTTTGACTTGAACCTGCGGGTGTAGCGTTTCCAGGAACAGTTGTATTTATTCCTACGTTGCCATTAGCTGTAATACGCATTCTCTCACCATAGCCACCACTACCTAATGTACCAAAAAATAAATGTGTATCCTCAGAGCTACCAGTTCTATCTGAGTATACTGCTCCTATTCTTGAATGACTAGCACCTCCTGCTCCATAGCTAAATGAAATTGCAGCTCCATTATTTGCGGTGGTGTTGCTATTACCAATTTCTATACCATCAAATGATGCTTGAGTTGTATTGCTGCTATTTACATCAATACTTAATTTTTGTGAAGGTGAGGTGTCGTTAATACCTACGTTGCCATTAGCTGTAATACGCATCCTTTCAGCAAGAGTACCGCTTGTATTTTCTGTATGGAATTGTAAATTAGTTGGAATTTGATTAGAGCCTATTGTACCTTCAGTTACAGCATAAATAACAGCACCAGTTTCATATCCATTTGTAGCATCGGCTCCTTGAAATTCTATTTGCCCAAGATAATCACCACTTGTTATTATTGTTTCATCGCTACCTGAAGCCTGTCTTGATTTTCTAAATCTTATAAAATTGTTGTTATTTGCGTTTCTTGTATTTGATATATATACACCAGTTGAAACCTGCCCAAGACCATCCGATATTTCAAGGCGACCATCAGGTGAAGATTCGCCAATGCCTACTTTGCCATCGTGGTCTATTCTTACTACCTCATCTAAAGTCGTATCATTTTGTGAAACGTAAAAAGCCATTCCTGCTGAAGCATCACTATCATCTGCTGATTCTTTAATACCTGCTATTGCAGTACCAGTTATAGGATTAGTCTCATCATCTGGTATTTGAAATTCTATCCTTGAGCCAGAACCTGCTCCCCCATTTGTTCCTGTGCTTGCATACGTTGCACCTAAAGTTAAAATTGTTTCAGGTGTAGTTTGTGTATCAGATGATAATGTTTTTGTAGCTGTTAAAGTACCAGCTAAAGTAGCACTTGGAGTTGATGAATTAACTGTAAATACAGCAGTACCATCATTCTTTGATACTTCAAACGCATTTGCATCGTCAGCAGCTGATGGTATTACCTCTACTTTGTTTGTTGCTAATTTTAAACCAAATGTGGTTCCGTTATCACCGTCTTTTATAGTAACTAAAGTATTTCCGTTGCCGCCACCATCTGTATCGGTATGCAATAATTGTTCGTAACTACTTGCTATTGTTTGTCCGTTTAAGCTTGCCATAATTTTTTATCCTGTGTGTTCTTCCCACTTAACATTGTCTTCTTCCCAGTTAAGTTGGGTGATATTCCAAATAACATCATATATTGACTTTAAAAAGTTTAATTGTGTTCTTCTCCAAGTAATCATTATTCTTTTAACGCTACCATATTGCTAGCTGTTG